CATCTTTGGCTGCAATAACTTTCATCTGCCAGGCTTTGTCGCCATCACAAGCGGCATAAGCTACTTTGTAAGCAATCTTTAGTTCATCCTCAGTAGTGGCGTTGTGAATAGCTAAAAACAAGTCTGTCATGCTGTTTGGGTCAATGGTTGACTCAGGTTCTACAAAAGAGGGCAGATCGTCTCCGCTGTATATGTATAAACCGAGGCCATGCAAGCTAAGTGCTTTAGTCATACAGCGCATGATTGCGGTGTTGACTTGAAAAGCGTCAGGACTTTGGATAGCTTTATTGCGGTGATCCATTACGGGCAACTGGCAAGTCATAGGCTTGTCAAACATTGTGACTGTGACCCATACCATTGCTGTGCCGTTTATGTCCATAAAACATTTGTCACCAAACATTTCCACTTTAAACGTAGATTTGGCATCTGCTTTAAGTGCTTCAGCCCATGCCCAAGCCCATGACAAATAAGTTAGGTTTGCTTTCTTTTCTGTATGCTCATTAACATTCAGTTTAAGTAATTCTTGCACGTTCATGCTTCATCCTTTAAATAAGCCGTTAGGCGTTTGATTCGGTCTTGGTGATAGTCACCCATGCGCTTTGCATATTCTTGGGCGCTGAGAGCCTCTAACAGCTTGCGCTGTGCCATTTCAAGTTCTTTAGCCGCTAACTCTTTGGCTGATGGCAAGCGGAAGTAATCTTTGATGTGGTCAATCATTAGCCTCTCCATGCAAGCATTACGCCAATGCCGCCAAAGATAACGATGGCTAAAAAACACTCAACAAGTGTTTGAATAATTTTTTGTTTCATATTGCCTCGCAAGTGTAAAAGTGACGTTTGGCTTCAGCGGTTAAGCGCAGATATTCGTCATGTGGTACGTCATAGGTAATGTCTTTGTCGTTTGCAAATACAAACACATCAAACATTTCTGCGTAATCTGGGCCGTGGGGATAATTGTTTTCCTCTGGCAAGTGGTCATAGCCAACGGTTACAACTTCAACAGTCTCACCGTCATCAAATGAAACTGCATCTTGAAAGCTGTGCTGAAGATTGTGTTTCATGGTGTTTCCTTATGCGTCATCTAACATTAAACGATTGCGTTCAATTGCATCAATACGGGCAAAGCGTTGGCCCTCAAAATCTTTAGCGTGGATTTGGTTGCGAATGTCGCAAAGAATGGATTTAGCGGCATGAACAGCGTCATAGCCAATGTCAACACCGTTGTTAAAAGCGGTGTGATAAGCAGTTTTAGCGGCATAGTAAGCCGCCTCTGCTTGTTCTTCACGTTGAAATAAAGTTGCCATTTTGATTTCCTTAAAAGACCCCAAGAAGTTCAGGGCATGGGTGTATTGTATATCAAACTAAACACACAGCAAGACTTTTTTATAGGGACTTACCCTAATGTTGTATTTATGCAACTGGCATGATGTTTATTTTGCTATACTTGTTTCATGGACAAACAAAAAGCTATCACATTGGCTGGCTCACAGAGTGAGCTTGCTAGAATTTTGGGTATTACAAGGGCGGCCGTACATAACTGGAAAACCATTCCAACTGGTCGGCTTTATCAATTGATGGTGTTGCGTCCTGATTGGTTTTTAGAGTAAGATTATGTAAACACTTGGCGGTGTTAATGTAGTAGGGTTACACATGAAGTCTGCTGGTTACTACGCCAGTCCGCCAACATCCGCAAGGGTGAGACTTCAGGTGTAGCCCTTTTTTTTGGGCTTTTATGAGAATTAAAAATTGGACAAAGTTTCAGCATTTCAAGGACAGGCGGCCTCCTTGGGTGAAGCTGTACCGTGACATTCTTGACGATCTTGAGTGGCATGAATTAGACCCACTAGCCGCCAAAGTGCTAGTCATGCTTTGGTTGATAGCCAGCGAGAACGATGGGCGCATCCCTGACAACAAAACTCTTGCTTTTCGTCTTAGACTGACAGAACTGAAAACAAAAGAAATCATTATCAAGCTGTCTCATTGGTTGGAACAAGATGATATCAACACGATATCAGAGCAATATCAAGGTGATAGACCAGAGAGAGAGACAGAGACAGAGACAAAGAAAGAGGTAAAGAGAGAGATAGCAACTATCGTTGCTTGCCCCCCAGATGTTGATCAGCAAATTTGGGACGATTGGAAACAGTTACGCAAAGCTAAAAAAGCCCCGGTTACAGAAACCGTGGTAAACAGCGCACGAAAAGAAGCCGCTAAAGCAAACATGGCTTTTAGCGACTTCCTGAGTGTTTGGTGCGCTAGAGGGTCACAAGGTTTACAAGCTGATTGGCTAAAACCTGATGAACGAAATCTAACCAAAACTGGTCAGAGAAATGCAAATGTTTTGTCAGGTTTAACCCGTGGCTTACTTGGAGGGCAGAGCAATGTCAAATTACTCGGAAACTGATTTCTGCGAAACAGAACAGGGTTTGGACTACATCTTTGGGCGCATGAGTGCAATTTATGGCGCTGCTTTTCTTAGGCATTGGGAAGGCGTTGACCATGAGTTGATTCGCCAAGAATGGGCAAACCAGTTAGGACGGTTCTTGACGTACAGGCCAAGCATGGACTTTGCAATTGCTTATTTGAATGAGGAATTTGTGCCAAGCGCCATCAAATTCAGAAATCTATGCAATCAAGGCCCAGCGATTCCTAGAAAGCCAGTGGATACAGTTTTGATTGAGCGCAAGATGACCATTCATGAGCAGATTGAAAGCGACAGAATTAAAGCTGAAGCATTGGAAAAATTGGCAGAATTAAAACGTCAATATTATGGTGGTCGGAAATGACTTTTAACTGGCCTACAAATGACTCCAAAAGAATTGGAACACTTCAAGGACTGCGAAGCCCGAGAGTGGACAAGGCGTTACAAATCCAAGAAACAGACGATTGGCTCAAGCAAAGCGTTGTTATGGTGGCAGGCTGTATTGCTGGACTTGCAACGAATCAGAGGCGAGTCAGATACTTTGGATTTGAGACAACGCATGAACAGGATCAAACAGGAAAGTCCTAAATGAACACAATTACAGTTGAATCAAAAATGGATTTTGTTGTTGTTCAAAAACATCCAGACTTTCTTTTGTATGTTGATAAACTGCAAAAGTTAAATGCAGAAGCATTATCTTTTTATCCAACGCAAGTTTTTGAAAGAGAGCTGGAAAAAGGAAGGCTGTTTTTAGGATTACTAAATGGTGAACCATGTGGATATATTTACATGGGCGCACAAGGTCATCATGTCAAATGCCATCAAGTTTGTATTCAATACGATGCCAGATTAAGACACTATGGTGCTGCTTTGGTTTCTGCAATGGAGGAGTATGCAAATGAAGGCAGGGCAACATCAGTTTCTCTAAGATGTGGCTTTGATCTTGATGCCAACAGATTTTGGAATTCTTTAGGTTATGAATGTGTCAGTATTGTTGATGGCGGTATCAGAAGGATGCGAAAAATCAATGTTTGGCGCAAACAGTTAAGACTTGAATTGTTTGAAACACTTGCTATTGAGCCAGCTATTGGTAAAACAAATTCAACTGTTTGGCGAAAAAATAAAGCTACAGGTTTAATAACTGGATTTAGCCGTGGCAAAGCATTACAAGATTACAGAAAAATAATAATAGACAAAGAATTGGATTTTAAATGAGACAAGCAGCAAGGGTTGACGCAAACCAAACTCAGATTGTTTCAGCCCTGAGAAGTGCTGGCGCTTTTGTTTGGATTATTGGGCTTCCTGTTGACCTTTTAGTTGGCTACAAGGGTCACACATTTTTGGTGGAGATTAAAACAGACTCTAAAAAGCGTTTAACGAAGCTACAAGCCGACTTTTTCGAGAATTGGTCAGGTAGTACCTTGGCAAGAATAGATTGCCCTGAAGCGGCTTTACGCATGATTGGAGTAGTCAAATGAAAGCACCCTACAAAACAATTGAATTTATCCTTGAGCAAGCACCAAAATACGCTGTTGCAAAATCACAACGGATTTTTCTTGAGGAATTCCGTAAGACTAAAAAGGCTTTGCTTATGAAAGACGCAATGACAAGAGGGTTTGATTCTGCGGTTGCACAAGAGCGTGAAGCCTATGCGCACCCTGATTACGAGGAACTTTTACATGGTTTGGCTCAAGCAATTTTGCAAGAGGAGACAATTAAATGGAAACTAACAGCCGCCCAAATGAAATCAGATATATGGCGCTCAGAGCAAGCAAGTGAGCGTTTAGGCGTAAAAACAACGGAGTAAATAATGATGTGTCCCCGCTGTAGTTCTGAAAACTTAAAAGTTTTAGATACTCGATCAACCCCTGAATTTGTCAGCCGCAGAAGAATCTGCATTAACGGACATAAATTTTTAACGCAAGAATATGCAATATCTGAAACACCAGTATGTGAGGAGTCAAAAGCTGTTGAAACTAGTGGCAGCTCTCTCTTGTCAAAGCTGTGGCATGGACAATGGCGTTCAGGCGGCTCATAGCAATTGGGGCGGGGGTAAAGGTAAAGGCATTAAAGCAGACGACAACCTGGTGGCTGCTTTGTGCCTTAAATGCCATTACGAAATAGACCAAGGCGCTCACCTAACCAAAGATGAACGCAAGGATATGTGGTTAAAAGCCCACACAGCTACGGTTGAGGCACTTGGAGACAGATGGCCTACCGAAGTGCCTAAACCCTCAATATGAGCGCATATTAGGCAAAGGGGCAGACTTTTGTGAGCCGCCATGAGCCTTGTCCATACCTTGTGCTTCATGGTGCTTTAGTTCTTTTTCCACTGCTGCAATACGGGCAAGTTCTGAACGATGCTCAGAGGCTTTTTCGTAGTGCATACCCTCTTTAGAGGGTTTGTTTGATCTAGTAATCACAAATTTTGTAGCCATGATAAAAATCCTGTTAAAATGGTGATTGACATTGTGCCACATCGAGCATAAAGTCAAACCATAAATTCTTTGCAAGGAAAATATCATGGGTAAAATGGACACAACAATGGCTAAAAGCAGAACTGGCGCTACACCTCCCAAGGGTGCAAGTGCTTCAGATATGTCTGGAGAGCGCATGGAAAAACTGCGTGGCGGTGTGGCAATGGGTAAAGAAGATAAAACGATGGGCGACAAGCTGTTTAACACAGGTCGCACCGAAGGCATTTGCTACACAAAAGAGAAATCAGAGTACCGCTAAAAAGCGAAACCCAAAGAGTCGTGAGGGACTCAATGGGCTTCTAGGCACAACAAAGAAAGGTTGTCATGCTTAAAGAGAATTGTAAGGCTTGTTGTTACTTTAACGACATAGGTCAAATGGGGCAATGCAGACGCTACCCCACATATCAAAACCGTCACTACACCGAGTGGTGCGGAGAGTTTGAAGTAGTTGCCGTTGAGAGTTCACCCATCCTTGAGGTGGGTGTTTTTTCTGAACAACCTAAAAAGCGTGGCAGACCCGCAAAGGTGGCAGAATGAACTTGCAGCCTTTGAGAGACAAAATCTTAGTGCGTCCCGAAAAGCGTACGTTAAGCGACACCTTGATTGTCCATTCGGCAGAAGCGGATAGCCGTGGAACAGTCATAGCAGTAGGCCCAGACGCACAGGCAGAAGGCTTAAATGTTGGTGACCGCATCACATTTGGTACGTTCCACAAAGAATACAAAGATGAATACCTCAAGTTTGAGGAAATCAAGCACAATGATGAGCGCTTACTTAAGATGAGTTGGCAAGATGTTTGTTTTGTAATGGAGGACTAATCATGGCGACTAAACCTGGCTTGTATGCCAACATCCACAAAAAGCAAGAACGTATCGAGCGTGAGAAAGTCGAGGGAAAACCCGTAGAGCGCATGAGAAAGCCTGGCTCAAAAGGCGCACCCACAGCCGAGGCATTTAAACAATCTGCTAAAACCGCAAAGAAATAATCATGGCGAAGCACGATAAACCTATTCCTCATAAGACAACGGGCAAGGATAAGACCTACAACCCCACAGAAAAGGGTGCGGGAATGACCGCCAAGGGTCGTGCTGAGTACAACGCCAAGAATAATGCAAACTTAAAGCCGCCAGCGCCAAATCCCAAGACCAAAAAGGATGAGGGTCGTAAGGCAAGTTTTTGCGCCCGAATGGAAGGCGTAGTAAAGAACGCCAAAGGCCCTGCTGAACGTGCCAAGGCATCATTAAAGAATTGGAACTGCTGATGACTGAACAACTTGTAGCCCGCATTGCTGAACTGACAAGACTCAAAGAACAAGCATTGGCTAACTTTCATGCCATTTCAGGCGCTTTGGCTGAGAATGAAATGCTATTGCGCCAATTAGAGAAAGCCGTAGAATTGCCAAATGACTGATATAACCGAGAAACGCCCTGTTGGTAGACCATCTCTTTACGATCCTAAGTATTGTGAGGAAGTCATTGCCTTGGGCAAAATCGGTAAAAGCGTAGAACAAATTGCTTCTAGGTTAGGGTTTTCACTTAGGGTTATGTACGATTGGCGTGATAATCACCCAGAATTTCTGCACGCCTTAACAGAAGCCAAGGAACATGAGCAAGCATGGTGGGAAGATCAAGCCGATTCTTACATGGTTGAGACTAAAGACGGGCCAAGGCTAAACGCAACAATCTGGTCACGGTCAATGGCTGCACGATTCCCCAAAAAGTACCGTGAGCAAGTCAAGCAAGAGATTACGGGCGCAGATGGCGCACCTTTGTTAGCTGGCATCCAAGTCACGTTTGTGAAGCCAAGTGAGTGAAGTTAGCCAAGCTATTGCAAAGGCTGAGTTTCCACTCAAGCTAGAGTG